TAGGTTTGTTATTAAGGATGCTAATATCTTTATTATCTCTCACAAGGAGTCTTTATATGATAAGTTTGAGTCAGTTATCAAGTTTGAGAAAGTAAAAGGTTTTTCGCACATGATGTAAACTATTACCATACTTCATTAAAAACGTGAAATATTAGCATTTCAACACTAAATAGTCACAGAATTGGAGAAAGCAATGATCTAAACCTCTTCGTTATCGTTTTTGTAAATGGAGTAGCATCATGCACAACATCATCTCACACAATCAACTAGCCGGTTGGAAACAAAGCATCGATCACTTGGCAACGACGCTGGAAGACATCAGTGATCAAAGCGATGTACTAAACGACTACTACAACTGCCTGATTGAGTGTGATGAAAAACAACATATCTGTAAACGTATTTGTAGTTCAGTTTTAGAGTAACACCTATGTAAACCCATAGACACTAGGAGAACTGTCACTGAGGACCCTCTGCTTCGGCAGGGGGTTTAGTATTATAGATACATCAACGGAAGACCGTATGACAGTCTCTAAAGAAATCAAGTCACAACTCGCTAAACTGCTTGCCACAGAGGACCTGGTGGTAGAGCACAGGCAGGTTGCGACTGCTCAGTTTGATGTTCATAACCGGGTTCTTACCTTGCCAATGTGGGAGAAGGCAAGTAATGTGGTATATGACATGCTTGTTGGTCATGAGGTGGGTCATGCTCTCTACACTCCTGACGAGAACTGGTTGGAGAAGAAACGTATTCCTCCTCAGTTTGTGAATGTTGTAGAGGATGCTCGCATTGAGAAACTGATGAAGCGTCGTTATGCTGGTCTTTCAAAAACATTTTACAATGGATATAAGGAGCTCAACGAACAGGACTTTTTTGCTATTGCTGACAGCGACATTGCTGATCTCAACCTTGCTGACCGTTCAAATCTACACTTTAAGATCGGTAATTTTCTGAACCTCACCTTTACTGAGGAGGAGGAAGTTATTGTTCAAAAGATTTCAGAGGTAGAAACTTTTGAAGAAGTTCTTGATGTAGCAGAGGATCTCTATCTCTTCTGTAAGAAGAAGATTGAAGAACAGCAAGAGGTAGAAGCACCTAAGTCTGAACAGAGTTCTCCTGAAGCACAGGAGGAGTCTGAACAGCAGATGCCTGAGGGTGAAAGTGAAAACATCGATGCCGAAGAAACTGAGCAGCAAACTCAGCAGATTGAAGAACCTCAAGTTGAAACTGCTGACTCCTTGGCAGACAACCTTGAGGAGTTGGTGGATAAGCATTCTTCAGGTAATACTTATTGTGAGTTGCCTAAACTTGACTTGAAAAAGGTCATTGTAGAAAACTCTGAACTTCATCAATACATTGATGCTTTTGATGCTGAGCAACTTGAGAAGGGTGCTTCTTTTGATATTCCCGATGCTTCCTTCCGAGAGTTCAAGAAGTCTGCTCAGAAAGAAGTCAACTATCTGGTAAAAGAGTTTGAATGCAAGAAAGCAGCAGACTCATATGCTCGTGCTCAAACATCACGCACTGGTGTTCTTGACTGCACCAAACTGCATACTTACAAGTATAATGAAGACCTTTTCAAGAAAGTCACCACATACGCTGATGGTAAGAACCACGGACTTATCTTTGTTCTGGACTGGAGCGGTTCGATGCAGTATGTCCTAGAGGACACCTGTAAACAACTGTTCAACCTTATCTGGTTCTGTAAGAAGGTCAATATTCCTTTCGATGTGTATGCCTTCACTAATGAATATGCGAAGGATGCTAGCGACTGGCAACCTGAAGAACTGTATAAGAAAAAAGTTGGTCTCTTCGCTGTTGACAATGACTTCTCTATGATGAACCTGCTGTCAAGCAAGACCAGTGCTGCTGTTCTTGAAAAGCAGATGATGACCGTTTGGAGAATGGCAGTTGCCTTTGGCAACGCTTATCGGACGCAATATACTTGGTCCCCTCGGATGTGTCTCTCCGGCACTCCATTGAATGAGTCTCTTGTCGCACTCCATGGAATCATTCCAAAGTTCCAACGTGAGAACAAACTTCAGAAGGTACAGTGTATTGTCTTGACTGACGGTGAGGCAAACCAACTCAACCATCACGCAGAGATTCAGCGTCACTGGGAATGCGATCCTCGTATTGTCTCAAAACGTTATTGTGGTGACACGTTCCTTCGGGACAGGAAGACTGGACACACTTACAACATGGGATATTATTGGCATCACTTTACGGATAAGATGCTCCAGAACTTGAGGGACAACTTCCCTTATGTAAACTTCATTGGTATCCGTCTTCTTGCTCCTCGTGACGCTAAGTCTTTTATGAACAGGTATGGTGAGGATGATAAAGTTGCTAAGTCTTGGAAAAAGGACAGGAGTTTTGTCATCAAAAACTCAGGGTACGATGCATACTTTGGCATGTCTGCCAACGCTCTCGCTCAAGATTCTGAGTTTGAAGTTGAGGAAGGTGCCACCAAAGCGAGGATTAAGTCAGCATTTGCTAAGAGTTTAAAAACGAAAAAACTAAATAAGAAAGTTCTTGGTGAATTTATTTCTCTGGTTGTATGACAAAAAAGTATGACTGGAAGAAAATAGCGATGGCATCTGAGACTGATGAGCGTGTGCTTAAAGTTCTCAAAGAAGGTCCGAAGTCTCTTTCCCAGGCATGGATGCTTCAGGCGATGCGATACAAGTATGGACAGTATGATAAGTGACACATGGGGGGTTTTAGACCCCCCTTTTTCATCTATAATAACTTCAGTTAAACAAAACAAATGGGTCTCTCCAAAAGCAGCATCATCGAATGTCTCCGTGAAACTTACGGTGAGTCAGTGACCTCTGCCGAGATCAAGGCATTCTGTCAGATGAATGACTTCAACTATCAAACTATTACTAATAAACTGACTGACTACAAAGTTGGTCGTGGTAAGTGGAACCTGGAAGTAACAAAGGAGACTGTAGAAGAACTGGAAGTCTCTTATAGTGCTCCTGCGGCAATGCCTGCTGTCGAACAAAACCTTATCCCTCAGAAAGATGATACCTTCGTCAAGTTTGGTAATTTCAACAATCTTAAAAAAGTTATTGACTCCCGTCTATTCTATCCGATCTTCATTACGGGACTGTCCGGTAACGGTAAGACTTTCTCGGTGGAGCAAGCGTGTGCTCAAGCGAAACGAGAACTCATCCGTGTAAACATCACCATTGAAACTGACGAGGACGACCTCATTGGTGGTTTCCGTCTTGTCAACGGTGAGACTGTTTGGCACAACGGTCCTGTGATTGAGGCACTTGAGCGTGGTGCGGTCCTGCTGCTTGACGAGGTTGACCTTGCATCTAACAAGATTCTTTGTCTTCAGTCCATCCTTGAGGGTAAGGGTGTCTTCCTGAAGAAGATTGGTAAGTGGGTCGCACCAAAGCGTGGTTTTACTGTCATCGCCACTGCCAATACCAAAGGCAAAGGTTCTGATGATGGTCGCTTCATCGGCACCAACGTGCTGAATGAGGCATTCCTTGAGCGTTTCCCTGTCACCTTTGAACAGGAGTATCCCACCCCTACTCATGAGACACGGTTGCTGACGCTTCACTCTGCTGCTAATGGTGTTCACGATGACGTATTCATTAAGCACCTTGTGGACTGGGCTGACATCATCCGTAAGACCTTCTATGATGGTGGCATTGAAGAGATCATCTCTACTCGCCGTCTGGTTCATATCATTCAGGCATATTCTATCTTCCGTAATAAGGAGACTGCCATTGAGATGTGTCTGAACCGTTTTGACGATGAAACTAAGCAGGCATTCATCGAACTCTATGACAAAGTTGACGCTGACTTCAATCAGTCTGTTGACGAACAAACCATTTCTTGATAGACTTAATTATGACTAACGCATGGAATTTCTTGTCCGACGCTATGGATGAACTAAAGAATGATGTTGTCGTCCTTGGGGGCGACACTATTAGTGAAGCAACAAAAGAAGACTGGAATGATTTTTGGATGGATGATGGGTACAGTTTGACTGGTAACCCTGGTCCATACGCTGCTGATACAATCTCACTGGGATACTATAATAATCCCGGAACAGATGTCCTTGACTTCTCCACCAGTTACACCGGTTCTCGGGTTGCTGGTGGACTTAAGGATGACACTTTTGTACCTGCTAAAAAATACAAATATGATGAGGAAGCAATCCTCAAAGAACTAAAAGATTATATCAACGGAACTTACAACCAGCATTATTCTGCTGGTGATGATAAAATTCAGACGCTTGACCTGATTGAAGCGTGTGGCGATGGTGAGTCCTTCTGCCGCAGCAACATCCTCAAGTATGCCTCTCGTTATGATAAAAAAGGCACTGCCCGACGTGACATCATGAAGATTCTGCACTATGCTGTGCTTCTGATGCATTTCAATGACAAAAATGCAAAACGTGAAACCTATCCTCAATGATGATGAAAACCCGTCCGTCTATGAAACTGTCTGACTCTACTCTCTCCCTGCTCAAGAACTTTTCTTCCATTAATCAATCTATTCTTTTCAAAGAGGGTAGCAAACTTCGCACTATCAGTGTGATGAAGAATATTCTTGCCGAAGCAACTATCACTGAAGAGTTCTCTAAGGACTTTGGCATCTATGATTTGAACCAGTTCCTCAACGGTCTGAGTCTGCACCAGAAACCTGAACTGGACTTTGCTGCTGACGGTTACGTTGTCATTCGT